TTAAGATAAAGTTGTCTCTGTTGAATGATTTCATAAAATTGATTTTTGTTAAACTTCTAACTTTTTGTTATATTTGTAACAAATTCCGCTTTTGCGGTTTCTGTATGCCCAAACATAACAAATCTGCCCCAACTGCCAAAAGAATCAGCGGTATATTTTGTTACATATATAACAACATGAAAGAAACGCAAAAACGCAAAAACGCAAAGCTGTATTGTTACAGATTTAACATTTTCTACGGATTTTGTTATATTCCTAACAATATCGACATTTTGTTATATCTGAAACACTTTTGTTACATTCCTAACATTTTGTGTCAAATCCAACAGACCGACCCAATCGGGAGGCACAGACCCCTATTGAATTCATAGGGGGGTATTGAATTCATAGACCTATTAAATTCACAAGCCTATTAAATTCATAGAGGTATTGTTATGAATAAAACTTTTTGTTATATTTGTAACACTTATGAAACAAACAGATACAGGAGGAGTTACATTCACAGGAAATTATATTGATGAGGCGATTGAATACAACCAAGCGCATAGCCAAGACATTGACTCAGGTAGCCAAGAGGGTATTGAATTCACAGATACCCCTATTGAATTCACAAGAAAGCAAACACCTGTTTATTCGGGCGTACTTAACTATTTCCCTGATGCGATAAGAGAGGTGGCAAGATGCTCTTACGTTGGTAATGAGCAGCACAATCCTAACACACCTTTGCATTGGGATAGAAGTAAGTCGGGCGATGAGTTAGACGCACTTACAAGACATCTACTTGAAGCTGGTACAATAGATAGTGATGGTATTCGCCATTCAGCTAAAGTAGCGTGGAGAGCATTAGCAAACCTTCAGAAAGAGATAGAGCAGTCAAAATAAGCACTTGGGTTTTTTCGCCATACAGGGCGTTTAAATTCACAAAGGTATCTGAGTACCACTTAGGTCGAGAAGTGCGCTTAAATCTCAAATAGCAGGGCTTAAAACGCCTGTTTTTACCTTATTACATACATACCTTTTGGTACACTACGAGTAAGTAGGTATTGAATTGCGTATCTTGAGCCATCGATTCCGTGATTCCAGTTGTCAATCGGAATACTACCCTTCAACTTCCAAGCATAGTTATTGAACTCTTTGATGAGGTTTATAGAACCTTTATCAACCACCATGTCGTAATCTTGCATTAGGGCTATTCCTGTTAAGATGCTACCCTTCTTTTTTATGGTAGGCGTTATATTGAGTCCTTTCATCTTCAACTCACTTATTAGTCGAGGCTCACTATTATCGCACACTATAAGCTGTTTTCCTGCGATTCTACGGCACATCTCAAAGATATTAGAGGTGGACATACCAGCCTTGTAGAAATGCTCTCTAATCCATATTATTTTGCGTGTCTTGTCTATGGCGATTTCTGTAAGTGCTGAGGGGTCTGTTGAGAAACCAAAGTCCAATCCAAAGATTGTGTCCTGTTCTTCATCGAACTCACCAATGCGCCAATGGGTAAATACAACGCCCTCTGCTCTATCTAACCAACCACCGAGTATCTGGTGCTTATACTTATCTGGTCTGCGCTCTCTCATATCTTCTACTTGGGCGACAAAGGATTCAGACAAGTGCGCCTTGTTGTCAAGGTAAGTCGTGTGAATGTAGTTTATGTTTTCGCTATCGCCTAAGAACCCATCGGCAATCCCCCTGTTTTGGAAGAACCTCTGATATATCCAATGCTCTTTTGTAGTAGGGTTTAGAATTAAGATACACCTGTTCTGTTTACCAGTCGCCCTAACAGAGTAGTCAATCTTATCGAATGATTCTTCATCTGTAAGTTCTTCCGCCTCATCAAGAACAAAAGTAGTTACACCTTGAATAGACTTGAGCTTTGCTGTTTGGTCGCCACTCGCAGTCTTGATACCACTAAAGAATATACTACTACCAGTTAGGTTGTTTATGATTTCTGTTTTAGTTACGGTGAAATGTTCGCCAATACCCATAAGTTCCAGCTTCTCTAAGAACTCAGGTATAATCGACATACTTGCCGAAGTCATTGTGTATCGTGTAAAAAGTATCTTGTGTCCTTGCTCGTATGTGAGAAGTACAAGGAATGTGTTTACTGCAAACGATTTACCGCTACCTCGCCCACCAGTACAGATATGGTATCTACTTGGCGAATTGAATAGACTATGGTACTTTGGATTTAGATTTACTTTTTTCATTGAATACTACAAAAGGCACATTGTTCTTTACATCGCTCACCTTTTAGGTCATAGTCGATGCAGTCGAAGTCCTCTTTATTCAATCCCTTTGCAAAGGGCGAATATCTATTTTGTATCTTTTTCTTCGCCATTATTTTTTACTTCAGCTTCAATATCAATAGTCTGCTCAGGGTTAAGGAACGACACAACAGGAATGTTGATTTCTTGCTTTACGTTCAAATCCTTTTGCTCTTTCGGTTTACCATACTTGTATTCCCACAACAGTCGCAAGTGAGGGAATGAATCTTTACTCATGTGTGCNAGTGCTTCCCACGCCTTCTTCTCACTACCAAAGGCACGTTTCATTGAGCCAAGTGCAAAGTTCTTTATTTCTTCTTCCTTCGCTTTTGGTTTACGACCCTGACCTCTTGATATTCCTTTGACTGCGCCATTGTTTCTGCGCCCATCAGAATACTTTTGGTGGGGTTCTTTTACAAATGTTGGTTTGTTTGTCGCCTGAGGTTTAGGTGCTGGTTTTGGTTTCGGTTTAGCTTTCGCTTCTTCTTCTTTGCGCTTTTTCTCAGCTAACCATCTTTGAGTCTTTGCGCTGATAACTCCCTGTTTCTCAAACTTTTGTTCTTCGGACATAGATTCCCTTTATTTAAAGTAACAGATTTACACTATTAGTGTTTGAACCTATATTTGCCATCTATCTTTATTTTACGCCCCCACATTCCATCTGTTTCGAATACTTGCCAATATATATTATGGTTTTCCGTTAATTCCGTTACGGATTGAATAAGTCTTTCAACCGCTTCAACTTTTTCGGATTCATTACTCCAATAGTCAGCATCTAAAGATAGGGTTATATCTACGGCTTTTTTCCTAAAGTTTATTTCCTTTGCGTTTAAGTATGTTACTGTCATCATATTATTGTTTTTCGTTTTCCTCTGTTACCTTATCTATAAGCGCCTGAACCATCATATACAGATTGGCTACCGCCTTTTCAAGTTGAACAATTCTTTGGACTTGTGTGTATTTCTTAGGCTTCATCGCTTCTTATCTATATCAACTTGCGTTGCTCGTTTGTTTGTTCTGTGATACTGATATACGTTTCTCCACTCAGGAGTTGGTATAAATCTGATGTTCGCATCTATTTCTGCTTGTGTTTTTCTCGTTCTCATACTCCTGCTACTACGTTTGCTTGTATTATTTCCGCCTGTTGATTACGAGGCTTTATATCTTTTTTGGCGACTTGAATCATTATGTCTAACTTATGTTTGATTTCATCGACCTTATGCTTGGGAAGTTGATTTATCATACTGTTAAACTCCTCAATGCGGATTAGCTTATCCTTGTATCTGTCCACCTCTTTCCTTAACTTTTCTACCTCAGCATAAACAGTATTGACTTCAGTATTGGTGTTATCAACCTCAGTAGTGTCTAATATACATTGTACATAAGCTGACGAAATTAAGTCATATCGCTCTCTGAATTTGCTATCTGACTTATATATGTAACTAAAACTTTTCAAGGAGTGCAATACGGTTGCATGATTGCATTTAAACATCTTGGCGATGTTAGTATATGTGCAAGAATGTACTCTCTTTAGAACCATGTACATCATGGCTCTTGCATCAACAAATTCTCTCTTTCTTGTTTTCTTTAGTGGGTTTACGCCACAATACCTTTTAGTCAATTTAACTAAAAACCTAAAATCAATATTCATCTAATTCTTGTTTAAACTCTGCATAGGCGTTAGCCAGTCCTTGACAACCTTCATAGTTTTCTTCATTCTTGAAGTGTTCAAGCAAATACTTTAGCTGATTCACTTGAAGCACTCCAAGTCGCAAGGACAACAGAATATCATTTTTGTATTCCTCTATTTCGTCTTTGTATTTCTCGTCTATACTCACAATGTGTCTTTGATTGTATAGTTGTGCAGTTCATTCATTCCGTTCTGAATGTATTTTACATAATTCTCAACCGCCTGTTCAACTAAACTTTCGCCTAAGTTATAAAAACTTTCCGACACATCAAAGATTCCAATATCATTTGTACTCTTGTCAATCACAAGAAAGTAAAAGTCCTTGTAATCTATTCCAAACAAGTTACAGTATATGTACACTTGACACATATATTTGAAGTCTTTGGCGTTCCACTTGAATTTATTGAGGTCGGCACAAGTCTTTAAATCAACGATTCTTCCGTTACCAATCGCATCAGCTTTCCCTCTGAATGGTTTATCGAACAAGTTTCCAACCATAGGCACTTCTTTGTCTAAACCACCAAGCAAGTCCATAGCGTGTTTGTTGTTATGTAGTGCATCAGCTAAATACATGGCGGAGTTATATTCCTTGATTGTAAATGTTTCAGGGTTCTGCTCAACCGCTTCTTTAAACGCCTTTGTGTTTCGGCTCTGTACATCAATGAAGTTCAACTCTTGAAACTTCTCAGGTTCTAACACAGATAAATGGACAAGTCGCCCAGCGATTAGTGCTGGGCTATTGTCGCTTTGTCTTAAAGATTTAATGTAAGCCTTTGGCGAATCCAAAAGTTTCTTTACAGAACTACTACTAAGGGAATACTGACCCAAATAAGAGTAGTAGAAGTGGTCATCGTACATTTCTTTTATGAGCATATCTTTCTCCCAAAATCGCCCATCTAAAGTCATTATCATGTTACTCATGGCTATCGTGTATTTTTTCTATTATACGTTGAAGAACATCATCTGATATTACTTCATACAAATCCTGTTCGCTACCTTCAACGAACACTCCATCTATCTCTACCGACTCAAGTACATTCGGCTCATCTGCATCGTGGTGGTAATAGTCTGCTTCAAACTTTACACCCCAAATATCGACTTGTTTAGTTAGCAACCCCATGATTATATCTTTTTAGAGTTAATCTTACTTATGGCGTTGTACTGATGGTAGAACCCTTCAAATAGCGAGTTCAGTACCTCTCTTGCAGTATCATCGTGATACTTCTTAGAGTAGTANTCNTTNTCGGCAACTTCAATCCAATCGAAGTCTTGTGCATTTTCTTCTCTGTCCTTGATAAACATTTCACTTGATTTTCCCATTACTTTATGTATTTAGTTATATACTTGATTAGCGCCTCAAGTTTGTTAAGTATGAATCGAAGTGGGGTTTCTACCAAATAGTAAACAGCAAGTAACACCGACTCTATGCAAAAGAATAGTATAAGAACTATTAGTGCA